AGAGTCGAGAGTATCGTATGGAATATTTGTATTTCTTTCACTGTTCCGTTTACGTCAGGGCCTTCTATATAATCTCCAACCTTGAATGGTTTGAATACCAAAATTATCAGTCCTCCTGCAAAGTTTGATAGGTTTCCTGAAAGTGCCATACCGATAGCTACACCAGCAGAAGCCATCAAAGCCGCAAAACTGGTGGTTTCCACTCCCAGCTTGCTTATTACCGCAAAAGCCAGAATCATATTAAGTAGAATTTTCACCAAGCTTTTCAGAAAAGTCTGCACGCTTGGTTCCACTTTTCGTTTTTCCAGAATTTTAGCAACCAGCCTGTTTATCTGTTTGATTATAAAACACCCGATTGAATAAATAAGACAAGCAATAAAAATGTTTTTACCGGCATCTACACTAAAATCCAGCAACTTGTCTAAAAACAAATCCAACTTCGTTGATAATAGAATATTCAAAAACATCTCTAATCTAAAACAAAATGAGCGACAAAATTAACAAAACCCCATTATGAGCTTGTGTTATTTATAATAAAAATAACCCAAATAATAAGAACATAAACGAAAAGGAGCGGTATATCAACAACCGCTCCTTCCTTAGAATTAACCCTCTCCGATAACAATATCGAACGGGTTAAGCTGAAACTCTTTTGTAATGTTCGTATCGTCCTGTTGCGACTCCATTCCGTCCTCATTAAAGATACATCCTTTAAGTGTCACGGTAGTTGTAGTCCAATCGTCTGATGCCATCGGGTTGGCAAATGAAACAATCAGGTCGAACTCCCCAATATCCATCAGCGAGCCGTATGTGCTTCTCAGGGCTTGCTGGGTAGCATAGTCCATCGTGATGGATGCGGTATAAGTCAAGTTACCGAATCCCCTTGAAACCGGCTTGCCGCCGACTCCGTAATTGGATTCAATTTTACGAGTCTTATTCCATTTAATGCCCGATACCCCTTCCAGTGTCGTACTGCCTTCGTCAATGCCGAGTGCGGTAGAGGCAAGGGTAATCATGCTCCAAGAATAAGCAACGTTATTAATTACTGCCATCTGTTATTAGCTTTTTTCGGTTAGTGATAATCCTTCTTCTACATAAATAGAGGTCGCAACTCCGACCGGAACCAAATAGTACGCAATCCTTAGTGTGTCGTCTACCAATACATTCTGATCCGAAGCGATAACAACGCTGTAGCCAGAAATTTCTTGGGCTGTCTTCATCTTGTTCAGGATGTCACCGATCAGATTTTTGAAGGACGTGATCTTGGACGGAGCCAAATATCCGGTAGACGGATTGACCAAAAGCGGAGAGTTCACATAAGGCAGCAAAGCCTGTCTTACAGCCCTGCGTGACTTGTTGATAGTCCTGTTTCTGGCGATTGTCCTGAAGTCCCCGTCAGAACAAGTGCGGTCTTTTGAAACGTAAACGCCGTTTTCCTTTCCGGCGTACTTGATAGGGAAGATATACCCCTTATCGTCCAGATCGTCCAGCATTACGGGAGAAAGCGACTCGTATGCGTTCAAGCTTGTAAATTTTTCATTGTCGTTCAGATTCAAATCTCCGAATCCCAGTTCAATATCTTGGAAATTATCTCCAAAAAGATTGAACTGCTGCACCCAAGCGATAGATTCCTGTACGTTCGCTTTGGCTATACAACCCATGACCGAACCCAAGAAACCGACCGGAGTACAGTTCTTGTTGCGCATTTGCATTGTTGAGATCAATTCATTTCGAGCCTGTCCGATGATAACCGATGTGCGGCTTGAATCGCAGATGCAGGTCGGGATCTTGTTTAAATCCACCTTCTTGCCATCCGAATCATCCGTACCGGTATTTGCGCAACTTGCAGACAACACAAGAGAAAGTGGTTGGTTCTGGGTAGCCAGAAGTTCCGCTTTATCATTGATTGTCTTTACGATATTCAAAAGATATGTTTCCTCACTCTTTTTCCATAACGGCTGTTCCGTCCAGATACCAAGCTGTGAGATAGTACCGCCCGAAGCACGCTGCATGATCTCGATAGCGTCCCAGTTACTTGAACAATCCGCAAACATCACGTAGAGCTTGCCGTATCCATCAATATTTCCGCTCATTCTGAAGAACTCAGAGATATGATAGTTCGGAATGCCGAACATGAAGTTCTTGGTCGCTTCATCGCCTTCATCGCATTCTACCCTTTCAATGATGCCATAGTCTTTGATGGCCTGTGCCCTGCTTGTGATATAGCACACGTCTCCCAGTTTCAGTTTGGATTCGTTGCTTTTTCCGTATCCGGCAGTAAAAAGTTCCGGTTGTTTTGAAACATCAAAAAGCAATCCCGTGATCTTTTCATTGGATGTGGATGTAGCTGAAGGCAAACGTCCGTCCGTGTCTGTTATAAAAACATTTCCTAATGCCATATAATAATGATTTGGTTAAAATTATGCTGTGTAATGTGGGTTTTTGTAAAGCTTGGCTTCCCCTCTGAGACTTTCGGTGGTTTCTTCCGTATAAGCCCCACCCTTGTCGTCCACATATAAATTCTGATATTGAGGATATACCTTTAATACATCGTCAATATGTTTGGGGATCTGAACAGGTTCCGATTCCTGATCTTCTGTGTTTTCTGAAACAGAAGTATCTTGTCCCTCTGGTTGTTTTACATCTGCTTCTCTCGCATTCAATACGGAACCTTCCGTTTCTTCAATTTTCTTAGGTCTTGCCATATATACGATTATTAAAAAAGGGAATGGAGTCTTTCTCCACTCCCTTTTAGGTTTTGATTAAGATTGTTAATCTTGTTTCTTATATGCCGTATGCACCACGATTTCGCCCGGACGAACGATATTCACGTCCATCTTCATTCTCATCTGGAAGAAGTACAATTCCGAGTTGGCTTGCAAACGGTCGATCTTCAGAACCTCGGTATCGTTAGCGTAATCAACGCCTACCCAGAGATTTGAATCCATACCGGTACTGAAGTTGCCCAGCACGATTGTGTGTTCCGGAACCCCGACAATAGGAATGATTCTCTTGCCTTTGAAGCGATACTTGTTCACTTCCGTGTTCTCAGAATACTTCACCTGTTTGTCAGAAAGATACTGGTCGTAAGCATCCCAAGCGTCCCAACCCATGACATAAACCAGATTGGAGTTTTTGCGGATCTGTTTCGGACATTTCTTCCACATCGCATACATCGCTTTTTCGACAGCCGCACCATCCGTCAATTCGGTGTTGCCAGCCAAAATGCACTGACCACCTGCTTTTGTTTCAGCGTCCTGTGCGTTTACATTGTCGATAATGCGTTTGATAACGCCATCGAAGTATTTTTCCTTGCCATCTCCGATCTTTGTGCATCCGGAAGGTTCTGTTACTTTTGCACTTGCATTACCACCTTTTGCGCTTGTCCAGATCGCATTGCCAATGTATTCGTTCTTCTTGTCCATCAACAGACGAAGCATTGTCGCCTGAATCTTCGGATCAAGTTCACGGAATACCAGATTGCCTTCGGGTTGTGCGAACTTCCAGTATTTTTCATAGTCACGTGGGTTAAATTCCAGATAAACCATGAAATCTGCCGGCTCCAGATAACGTTCAGTCAGCGTGTATTTGTTGAACTCATCGCTGCTGCCTCCCTGAGTGCTTGTCGGGGTCGGCACGTTATCCTGAATGATGTCGCCGAGTTTGATAGCCGGAAGCGTATATTTATGCTGGATTCCGCTCTTGATGTGAATCAGCCCTTCCTTATATGTGTCGTTACCCTGTGCGGTATAGGTTAGCAAGTCTTCAAGAACTTCACCTGCATAACCATTCTGAGCAAAATTTACTGTACTTGCCATTGTTAGTTAAGTTTTGGTTTTAGTTTTTAGGAAAGTGTTTTAAACTCGAAATCCGCACCGACAACAGCCTTGACTTTCTCAGCCATTTTTTCTTCCGCAGTTTTAGCGGCTTCCTTAGCTGCATCAATGTTGGCCGGATCGTCTGCGATTTCCTTTGTGATGGTTTCACGTGCCGGAATCGAAGCCAATGTCTTTTCAGCCAGATCAAAGTTTGCGGTTGCCATCTGAACCCATTGTTCCTTGGCCCCGTTTTCAATCTTGCCTTCGTTAATGGCATTCTGAACCATAGTCTCAATTCTGGCTTTTTTCTCGTCAGCCTCCTTCTTTTCGTATACGCTCAGTTTGGCGTTGACACTATCCAA